GTTATTTCTTTTTCAAAAATTTCAGGTTCATAGTATTTAAGTAATAATATTCCTATTGGTGAATCAGTTTTTAAAGGGTCAAACTGAAATGGAGAAACGGAAGCAACTAGTTGTATTTGTTTTTCTGATTCGTCTCTTACAGATATGTTGGTCTCACAACTTTCTAAATACTTGTAAAAAAATAATGCTGATGTGTCTCCATTAGTAAATTGTTCTTCTTTGAAATCACAAGGCTGATAATTTTTTATTTTTATTTGCATTTTCTCATAAAATTGCTTAATTGTTATATATTCTTCTGTGTCTAGATATTCACATTTTAACACAGGTTTGCTTACATATCTAGCAACTTTTAACAAAACAGATAACCTGCTTGATTGTTCATAAGATTTTTGAAAACCATAAATTCCATAAAAAGATCTTAAATAACCATTTATTAAGTGGTCTTGTCTTGGTTTATAAAATTGAAAAACAGGATGTGCGTCTAAAAAATTCCTAGCTTCATCTAAATCTATTTTCAAAATTGACATTATTTTTTTCAACTTTTTACCTTTACTAGGATAAAAATACAAAGGTTTTTTGAAGCCTAACACAGCTTCATATTGTTCGTCTAATGAAAATTCTTCATAAGCACTTAAATTTAATGCTCTCAAATAATCTAATGCCCCATCACAATATTTAAATAATCTATAATTGTTTGGGTCTCCTGCATTGATAAAATACAATAAAGGTGAACATTCACTTAAACCAAATGCTTCAACAGGTTTTTTAAATATATTAATACTTTCATCATAGTTCCTTTGTCCTGGCAATAATGAATATATTTGAGCTAAAAGCCAATTATGTATTTTATGGAAAATTAAAGCCTCTGATAAATCACAACCCACTCTAACAACTTCACTAGTACGTGAAATAATAGACCCAACATCAGATTGAAACCCATCTCCTGTTAAAGCAGACGATATTTCTTTCGTTTTTTTAATAAGTGGATAAACCATTTTACCATTGAAAGAATATAAAGATACAAATTCACAATACCAAGTAGAAATTGTTGTTTTTTTAATAGAATCTGTAATACTTCCTAATCTCATATATTTATTTATGCTGCTTTTTATTTCAAATATATCTTTAGGCAAACAAGATATTGCAAATAAATAATCATCACTGTGTTCTAAATGTAACATTAATGTATTTGGAAAATCATTTTCTATTAAATTTTTTATTGCTTCATATGTTATAGAAGCTTTATAAGATGATAAATAGTTAAATATTCCCATCATGAAATTTTGTGCAAGTTGCAA